AACGAGCTGTGACAGAGGCTCTTGTCAATGCGCTTATCCATCGTGATTATATTGTGCTTGGCAGCGAAATCCATATTGATATGTTTGATGATCGGGTGGAAATCACATCTCCTGGCGGTATGTTTGGTGGCGGCTCAATTCAGGAATACGATATTTACAGTATTCGTTCGATGCGGCGAAACCCTGTGATTGCCGACCTGTTCCACCGCATGAAGTACATGGAACGCTGTGGAAGTGGTCTGCGCAAAATCGTCAGTGAAACTGAAAAGCTGCCTGGATACACTGAGGCATATAAACCCGAATTTTCCTCTACAGCGACAGATTTCAGAGTTATTTTGAAAAATGTAAACTACAACTTAGAGGGTGACACCCACCAAGTTATCCACCAAGTTACCCACCAAGATACTGAACTATCAACGGTGTCCAAACAGATTTTGACTTTTTTCACAACACCAAAATCCAAGAAAGAGCTTGCAGTATTTTGCGGCTTCAAAGATTTAAGAAACTTCACTTTGAAGCATATCAATCCGCTTTTAGAAGCCGGGCAATTAGAAATGACTATTCCCGATAAACCTAAAAGTCGCAATCAAAAATATATTACAGTTCGTTCCGAATAAATAGAAAAAGCCGCCACTTCAAAATCATAAAGTGACGGCCCTTTCTAATGCCGGAATCTTTTTCCCTCGCCATGACAAAAAGCACCCAGTTATTTGTTACTGAGTGTCTGCATTAGAATCGTATTTAATTGTTCAGATTTGGTCTGATTATGCCAAACTCACCAGCAAAAAATCTGAAATCTGAGAGTGCCAAAATCACCCTCAAAAATACCCCCGAAATTACGCTCTGGTTGTCCTATTTTTTAACCACTAAAAATTGGGTGAACACGGCTCTCGTTTAGACAAATTTGGTCAAACCACACAGATGCGTTTAGGTATAAGAAAACCCCAGAAAACCTTGATTTTCCGGGGTTTTTGAATCATTTTGATATAGTCTGAGCAGTCGATTATCGCTTGCATAACTCCGAACGCCTATTTTACGGCATTTTTTGACCGTTTGTCAGTTACCCGTCTTTTACGCATATTCTCTCAAGCGTTTTCCCGTTGCTTTATTATATCACAACTGCTCGAACTGTACATGCTCAGATTCTCCGGAGAGGTAAAGGTCGCCGATTGTTCTGACCATCTTCTTTCCGTCTACAATATGAATCTCTTTCACATAGTATGACTGTCCTCTTATGGCACGACCGCAGATGTTGTCATTGCCCCACGCTGCCGAACGTCTGATATTGAGTGAACCGTCGCAAATGACTGTCACCCTCATTTTGCCCTGCGGAATGATGACCTTGTTCTCCTGCTGCTCCTCTGTTGCCTTGTCCGGCTCTGTATTCGCCCCATTTTCGCCGTTTTCCTGTTCGGTCGGTGGATTTGTCGCCTTATCCTCATTTGAGGCGTTCTCGTCGTCCTCTGCGTTCTCCTGCTGTGTTTCCTGCTCATTGTCTCCGGTTGCAAGTTCGCTCACATCGTCATTGACCGTTGTCATTTCCTTGAGCGTCTCTGCGTCTACTGTTCCGGTCTTGTTTCCGTCCTCGTCGTATGCGTTGACGCTGCCGTCCGGATTCGTCTGCAATGCTCCCTCCGGAACATTGTCCGTGAGTGAGCCGATGACATTTCCGTTTTCATCCCACACAACGAGATTCTCGTCCTTTGCTGCTGCTCTCATCGCTCCCTCGATGGTCTTGTACTCTTTGCAGTCCTCTTTTTTGAACTCTGTTCCTCTGCCTAAATAGTATAACATGATTATCCCTCCTATTTGTTCAGATACCTGCTTGACGCATATCCGACGATGTTTTTATAAACCACATACAACCATTTCACACCGTTGCAGTCATTATAATATCCATAGCAGTGAACTTTTTCGCTGTTATTCATCACCGCAAGGATTGTTTTCCCTGTTCCTGCTCCTGCACGGAGATACAACGCTGACGCTGTCACCTTATATTCTCCTGCAAGTTTTTTGTCGAATCCGTATGCAACGTCGTTCTTTGTATCGTTCTCGACTGGTGTTGTGTTGGATGCCCCCGCTCCGGATGACTTCGCTCCGTCTGTGAGGTTTGTTGCAACGTGAGCATTATCATTGAGGAGAATGTCTCCCTCAAGCAAATACGCATCCGATGTCAGATATTTGCTGTCTGTCAGTACCTCGAATCCTGCTGCTTCGAGACCTGCTCTCATGTTTCCGGTATAGAGATAAATGCTCACATTCTTCATTTTCTCATTTCCCAGTCTGTAACCTGCTGCCTTTACGATTGCAGCGACACCGGATGAACAATCAGCCTCACACGCAATCGTGATCTGTGCAGGATCATAATTCGATGCCTTGAGATGCTCCCAAAATGTATAGCGTTCAGACTGGTCATATCCGATTTTGTTATTGACCGCTGCTGCCTTTGCCATGCTTGCGATCATTTTTCTAACCTTTGCATCCGGATGACGGAGGACACATTTCCACGGGCGATTATACCAGTTTATAACCTGCCACTCTGTTCCCGTCTGGTCTCCTGCTTTTCCTCCGGAATATCTTCTGTTTTCGTCATGTCCGCAATTTGAAATCATTTGTTTTCCTCCTTGTCAAATTCATCTGCTGTGAATCCGCATAATTCCGGATTCTTTTCCTGTATTCTGTCGTATAGCATCAAGCCTCCGACGATCAACGGTGTCGCCCACCACATCAACGCAGCAGGTATCGAAAGAATAAATCCGCACACCCTTGTCACCGTTTTTCCGAATCTCGCCTCGTCCGTGTCGATATGATAATCACCGCACTCCCTCATTTCCTCCCGCATCTCTTTGTCTAAATCAAAAGAGATTTTCCAAAAGAAAATATTGACTGCTGCAAATACGATAACCGCCATGATTGCATATATCAACGCAAGCATCTGCATGTTTCCGGTCACGAAATTACATATTTTTTTCACCGACCTCACCTGCCCCGCTGTTCACAAAATCCTGCATCGCTTTGTTGCTCTCAAGCATTTTTTTCATTCTCTCAAGTGCTTCATCGACCATCATCGAAAAAGCCTCAAACGAGATCACTCTTGCAAGCCATGCGAACCGTGCAACGAACATGTCATATACATACCGCAGCTTGATTTGACCTGTACCGCCTCCCAGTTCCTTTTCTGCTTTTGTGACTGCATAAAGCAGCCATTCTCTCACTTTGTTCAACTGCTTGTCTGACGGCATTTTCACGAAAACATATACTGCATATCCTCCCGCTGCCAATACCGCAATCAGACCCACAATCACGAACCAATTCTCGACGATGTATTTCATCCTTGTACCTCCTCGTCATTCTGCTCCGGTTCGTCATTGTGTTGTATTTCACCGTTTGATGTTCCCTTGACCGTTTTCACGGACTTAATGAGTGCCATCGCCCCGCCCTCGACTGATAGAAAACGGAATACATTCTCAATCAGTGTCGACGGTTCTGAACCCATCCGCAAAAACACAAATATCATCACGACTGTAAAGATAAATGCTGCAAGAATCAAAGTGAATACAACACGTTTCATGAACAGACCGGACACCTTTTTGTCATGTCTCTCTTTTCGCTCCCTTATCCTGTACATTCTTTTCAGATGCCGGATTCTGATGCGTCGTTCCTGTTCTGTCATTCTCATGTATTGCCTCTTTTCTGTGAAGTTGATTCTTGCCCGTTTCCTGCCCTCCTGTTATCGGTCGGAATGCTGTTCTCCGTCCAGTCTCTTGTGATAACTCTTGAGTGACTGTTCCACAATGACAACACGCTCTCTCAATGTTTTCATCTCCTCACGGTTCTCTCTCGATTCCCGCTTGATGTCTTTGAGGTCATCCGCAATGTTCTCAAGTTTCACCATCACCATTGTGTCGGTCGTTGCTCTCTGTTCTGCATCTTCCTGTGTGTCCTTTTTCTCATTTCTCTGCTTTGAGCAGATTCCGAAAAAAATTGCAAACGCAACAGATACTCCGGAGAGCAGCAAGGAAATCTCAATCGTCAACGGCGTTCTCCTTTCCGAACTCTGTCGCCTCGATGTCGTCGGTGTCGCAGTATTTCCGCATGTGGTATTCGAGAACATCCATCTCTCTGTCCGTCTCCTCTACCTCCTGCCGGAGTTCCGCTCTGACCGCCTCCTCGATTTTCGACTGTTCAATGATTGTTTGCTGCTTTTTCACGATTGTGGATAGAGTTTCCGTCACATCACACAATCGTGAGATTATTTCAAGCGGACTCATTCTGTATCACCGCCGGAGAATGTCTCCCCTGTGATGTATTCATATTCGTCTGCTGAAATACTACCCTTTGCGACACGCTCGGAAATCTGTTTCTTTGTGAGAGTGCCTTTTTTATACATTCTTTTGAGACTTTCAACAAGCATTTTCATACTAAATCAACCCCTCCTCGATTAACTGTGCGGTGTATTCGTCGATGACCGCATCTTTCTGAAACTGTGTCACTGATTCGACAATTCCGGATGTGTTCTCCTCGACGACTGATTTCATGAGAGCCATGTTCTCATATTCCTCGACCGTCATTTCCTTTTCGTCGTACTGCCATTCAGTGACGGTCTGCGTCTCTCCGTCGCTGCCCTCAATCTCTCTTGTCACCTGCTCAATGTTCCTATGCAGATAAACCGTTGACGGCGACGATGTCCTGTCGACCTCCTCCGGCTTGTCCGGCTGTGTTCCTGTCACTCTTTTCCAGTCTGTCATGTTTCTCATTCTCCTTTCTGCTATGCTTTGAAACTATCCTCTTGAGTTTCTTGACATTGATTTTCGGTTTGATGTACTCAACGTAATAGTTGTATGTGTCCGTGTGTTTGAACAATCCCATATATGACAACATCACTGATGCGTTATACCATGAGATTTTATCCCGCTTTGAGATGTGGTTTGCCTTACGCCTCGCAGCCTCGATGTTTGATTTTCGGATGGTTGTCCGGTCATGGTGAAATTGAAATCCCATAAAATCAAGCATACGTCCCTTTGTGATCTGCTTTCCGTTCTCGTCAAGCACTGGTTTCCCGTCTTTTATCACCGGATATTCAAATCTAAACACCTGCCAGTCACCTTTTATCTCAAGGTCAAGGTTTTCATTCAGATACGCCTCGATTGCCCTGTGCATTTTATGCAGCTTCTTTTTGCTCTTTCCCAGTATCACCATGTCATCCATGTATCGCATGTAATGCTCTGCATGGAGTTCCTCCTTGATGTAATGGTCAAGTGCTTTCAAGTAAAAATTGCCGAACCATTGTGATGTAAAATACCCCAACGGAACGCCTTTTCGCATCTCCTCAATGATTTCTTTCAGTTCCTCGAACATCGCCTCTGTGATGCCGATTTCCCTCAATATCTCCAACGCTCCGGAGATGTCGTCAAATGCTATGCATCCGACAAGCGTCTTTGTCTGCTCTGCATCTATCTCAACACCTGCATCCGTCAAAATCTTTGCGGTGAGTGCTATTTTGTCATGCTCAATCAATATGCAGAGTAGTCTATAATACTTTTTATCCCGAATTACCTTTTTGAGTTTCCTCTTGAGGATTCTCCGGTTGATGGATTCAAAGAAATGGTGAACATCCATCTTGAGAACAAAGAATTTCTTTCCACCGTATGAATCAAGCCATTTTCTCATGTACTTCTTTCCGTAGTGAACACCCCTGTCCGGAATGCTCCCGCAGGAAAACTCATACAATCCATTCATCACAATCGGTTTGAACTGACCTATTGCACAATGGTGAATGACCTGCTCATATTTGTAATGTGGTTTCAAAATCCTCCGTGTTTTCTTGCTTGTGCTTTCGTTGATGATGCTCGGTTCGTGATAGTCCGGAATGAACAACTCCTCTGTCAACATCTTTTTCAAGAGTTCCGTGTGTTCATCGAGATTCTCTAATACCTCACGCACATCGTTTCTGTTCTTTTTCTTCTTTGATGCATTTATAAAACACTGTTTTATGTAGTCGTCTTGCAACATTGGTTCATATAGGTTGTTGTAACTTCTCATATAGTATTTTCTTATCTCCTATCGGTTTTTGTGCTTGTGCTTACTCAACCGACCCTATATCCGGAATAATTTTCGCCTTGTGGCGTGGGATATAGGCTGCATTTGATTAAACGCTCCGATATGAGAAGAAATTGGACGCACCGATGTTCCAGTTCGCATTGCCCGCAGAATTGTTCAAATTCAAGTAATCCGCACCGCAGTTCTCGCCATTGTTACAGTTACCGCCGACAAGGGCGACCGCAGGGAGCAGGAACACCGCCCGACACCGCACCCTATATCCCTATATTCATTTTT